ACCAACGACAAGAACCTCTGCCTCTTGGCCTGAGGTTGGTGCGTTCTGAAGAACACCAATCGGAACGTCAGTAGCAGCCGCAACGGCGACCACTTGGCTTGCGGAGTTTTGCTTCACGAACGTGTACTGAAGAGCCGAAAGGTCGGCGCCCGCAACACGGGTGATTTTGACTGCGTAACTAGCGATTTCGTATGCCATGTTCAGGCACCTTTCTCGACGAGGTAGCGGTTGTAAAGGCCAGTGTTGTTACCGGCGATACTTGCAACAGCCTGCTCGAACGTGGCAGATGTGCCACTTTCAACAGCGGCTTTTGCGAGAGCAGAGATTTCTCCGTAAGCAGATCCACCAATCGATGTGGCGGACTTACCGATTTCGGCGAACATCCCGGCAGACTCAGCCTGAGCGTTGGCACCGTCGAGGGCATCCTCAACAGCCTTAGCGAGAACCGCATCCACCTCAGAAAGACGGCGAAGCATAGGACCAACATCTGAAGGGTTGATGGCAAGGTTCACCCAATTGGCGGCCTTTGCAATCGCATGCTCGTCGGCGCGTGAAGCGCGTTCTGCTTGAAGTTCGGCAGCGACTTCGCTGGCCTTGGTGAGCGCCTGCTCTGCTTCGTCGCGAGCGTCAGAGATCATCTTGACGATGGGCTCGGGCAGCGACTTCAGGATTTCTTGGACTTCGTCGAGTTCCTCGTCGTAATACTCGGAAGATTCGAGTTCAGCGATTCGTTCGTTTGCTTTGGCGAGAGCGTCTTGCGTCTCAGCGAGAATGTCTTGATTGTCGTTCTCCACGAACGCCTCCTGATTGTCGGTTGTTGCTGCTCTGATTCGATCAAGCACATCGGTGACGGCTTGCTGGTCGAAGGCTTTCATAACAATCCAGCCTTCTTCCATATGCGCGGGGTGATGAACACCCGACGTTTCTTCGATTCCCAGATCAACGAGTTTCGGCAACTTTGCCATTGATACTCCATAACGATTGAAGGTCGCCCCAGTGGCCCGGATGGGATACTGATGACGACCCTCGGGTCTCAACTGTGGAAATGGTATCAGGAAAACAATGGAGTCAAGAACCCCCCCTGACAGAATTTATGTTGGGACCGCGGTCATCACATATTCCTTGGCGATGGCGACAGTGAAGATGACATCGTTATCTGACACCGCTTCCCAGAAATAGGTGTGGTCAGACTCGTGGGCGAATCGCATTGGGTCGGTAATGCCGTAGACCAGAATGTCCGTAATCATGTGAACGAAATGCACCCGGTAGTGGTAGTTGGTTTCCACGTCACCCCTTGTCTGAGACGGCATACCGGAACATGGCCACAGCAACAATCGCATAGCCTACCAGTAAGAACAAGGACGGTATCCCCCTTTGTGGGATCCAGTCGCTCATTTCAGTTTGTCCAGTTCAGATATGGGCGTTGGGGAAAACCAGCAGTCGCGTTCCACGGCAGGGAAGCCGACATCCACAGAGCCGAGTTCGACTAGGTCGATGTAACCCCACTCCCCACAGCCCGGGTGCAGTTCCGCCCACCCGAAAGCCACGCCAGTATCCTTATCCAGTTCAAAGATGTACCAGTCGGCACCTCCAGAGAAAAAGTGAAGGTGGGCGATTTTGTCTTGGATAGAAACCTCTTCTGTCTCGTAAAGCCCCGGGATTTTGGCCAAGTCTTTCTTGGGAGGACAGAAGCGATGTCCACGCTTTTTGTCTACGGCCTTGATTTGTGTGGTGGTCAGGATGTCAGTCATGATTTCTCCTTTTTAGTAAACCCTGAGGGCTTTGAGGTGGGCGTTGCCGAACCGTTCGATCCCACGAAACACGAGGACCGCTTTTTTGATGCTGCCGATCGAGCCGCCAAACTCGTGGTCGAGGTAAATCCCGATTTCGTGGTCTCCCCAAGTGTTGGCGACGTATCCGTCGGGGTTGCCGAGGATTTTGTCGGCACGAATGGCCTTGATCCTTGGGTCGTCGTGGTAGTTCTCTGTGCGGCGGGAGTAGAGAACCCGTCCCTCAGAATCTCATGCAAGGTGTCGGTGGCGATGTTGTAGGCGTCCTCGGCGGCGGCGAAGTTCACTTTTGCTACCTCGTGGGCGGTGTCGGTCATTTTTGCCTTTCTGTGCCGGGGGCCCCTCCCCCTGCAAGAACAACGTATCACACCCCGGTTAGGTATGCACGTCTTTTGTCAATCCGGTTGGATCTCCAACAAATCCCCACCATCAATCGCATCCACCACTTCAACCTCCACAGCAGGAACCCGAACGTGACGGCCCCCAACAACCACCTTCGCCAACCCCGAAAACTTCCCAACATGCAACAACCTACCCTCACGCCCATCCGCAAGACGCACCATCACCCGAGCCTTAGCGTCACCAAACGTCGGGGGGCGAGTCATCCGTCAACCATCGCCTGCGGGCCACCATTCAGAATAATGACAGGAGATTTCCTGATCTTGCCCTTCGACGCGGACAACCGAACATCAATCTGGTCGACATCAATCGCATCGATCAGCGAAAGGAACTGCGGATCCAACAACTGCCGAACCCAAGCCTGAACAACCTCGGGCACGTCGGTCACACATCTCCATCAAAGTCGACAAGCAACCGTTTGCTTTTCCCACCAATGGAATAGCCGTTGATTTTGCCGTCCCTGACAAGTTCCCACGCCCAAGGTTCCCACTGCACCCCAAGAAACACGGTGTCGGCCGGAAACGCGACGTTAGAAACAGCCCCAGTGCTTTTCTGCATAGGAACCTCGATGGGGAAAGGCCAAGTGACCGCTTCCACCCACTCGCCAGCCTTTATCTCAGTCTTATGTTGAAGCCGAATGTCCCTGTCGGCGTTACGAACGTAACTCCACAGGGCTTTCTGTAACTCGGCCGAATCAGTCCACTCACCGTGAGCGTCGACCCTGCCCGGAATGTACCAAGGGGCCAAAGTGAACCGTTCCGCCTCAACAGATTTCACAACATCGTGAATCGCATCGGTGGACTCAACAGATTTTATTGTCGACGTTCCCTGAATGAGACGGGTGGGGATAACCCACAGTTTGCATAGCGCCATGGGATCGATGTCCCCATCCACCCACTCACAACCCCGCGGGCCCTCATAGGCGCAACAATTGGCACAAATCATGCCCTGATCTGCGAAAGGATTCATCTCCAAATAGTGGGCGTCAGATTTCGACCACTCACCGTACTCATAAACAATGGATTCGTTCGAGGCCATGATCGCTAGTTGCCGGGCAGTCATCTCGCCTTGCATCTCGTTATGATGGTCGTCCGTAGAAGAATCTTCCCCATAAGCGTCGTAGATAGAAGGATCTTCCAGATAGGCGTCGGTGTGCATTGTCATCGTGGCATCCGATTCTTTGTGAACCGGGAAAAGGTGAATCGCATCGCCATCCGCCGCGATATCCCACGCGACGTAACCATCCGCGATTCCTCCACCAAGGATCCGGGCAAGCACCTCAGAGGGTATGGCTTTCAGTTCGTCGCTCATCCGTGTGTGTCTGTGTATTCAGGGACACCGCCGGCAGCAACGATTTCGGCGACCTCCACAACTAGAGCGTTCCACATATCGAGTTCTTCCTGATTTGTGACCAGACCGCTCTCGGGGCCGGATTTGTGCAAATGGATGGCAGCAACCATCGAAGAAAGTTTGTCAGAATCAACAGCCATAATTCTCCTTAGAGGGACAAAGCGTTACTTTCATTGTTTTGGGGATTGGCAATAAAACTGATGGAACCGTTCGGATTGGTGATCTTGTTGACGTACCGTTTGTTTGCGAAATTGTTCCACAACACGTTGTCACTAATAACGGGGGCTTGACCTTTTGTTCGTTCCACGACAAGGCGAGGGTTTCCTCGCACCGTGCTGTCGAACAACTTCGCGGAATCGAAAAGGCTTTGTTCGACGGCCTGCTTGAAAACCGTGGAAACATTTCTGTGGATCTCACGAATAGTTGTAGGCGGAACAACACGCCCAATGATGGCACCACGAGTATCGAGCACCTTTGTTCCGCGTTGCGCTGCGTAATCCACAGCGGCCTCTGTTGGCAGCGTCAAATAAACGCCATTGACTTTGTACCCGAGGGCCTGCGCCGACCTGACCTTCTTGCCCAAACTTTCGATAGACGAATCCCCGGCACCGTCGTACACATAATCGATACCTGCGGCCTGAAATTCCCTAATCAACCGTTTGTTCATCGACGACGATTCCTCATGAGAGAACGTGCCCAACGATGTGTCCCCGCTGCGGGCCATAGCCGCATACTCTGGCAGTAACGCTTTCAACCTGTCAGGGTCAGCGTAACCGGCCTTAGACGGTGGCGGAATGTAAACGGGCCGGTCCTCCGAGTTGAGGAAAGAAGATTTGCCTGTGGCCGGGCCGCCACCCATGAAAGTCGCTGTTGGATCAGAACTGGCAGGAATCTTTTGCGGTTGACCGTTGGCGTCAAGGATCAAAGACCCGCCCTTGTCGCGCATAAGCATTTGAGAAGCGATAGCAGCATCCCAGAGGGCTTTCCGTTCCGGTGTGAGCATGGGATCACCAAACTTGTCAAAGGTCGGTTTGCCGTCAGCATCCATCACCACAAACTGGCTCAAACTGTCTTTTCCGTTGGGATCCAACGGTGGGGTCACTATCCCGGTCTCGTCGGAAGTGCGAAACCCCGGGTCGGCCAACGACGCCGCACGTTCCGCAGATAGGGCAGGGTCCGGGTGGCTGGCCGCGTAAAACTCTGTGTAGTCGAGCCTCGTGGAGCCCGGGCCGACAGTAACCTCGTGGATCCCCTTACCGGCCCAAAGCGCCATCTCTGAAGCCTTGACGTGGCCTGCCCAACGGATGTTGGCGGCCTTACGCCCGGCCTCAGAACGCGACATCCGATCGCCCTTAGGAATGTATTTGGCATACCCCGGGTAAATCTTTGTGATCGCTTTTTCGACAGGAACCAAAGCAATCATCGATTCGCCGTCAGCATCAAACCAGACAACATCAATCGCATCGAACTCGACAAGAGCCTTCTCTAAACGGAGACGCTCAGAGGGCGCCAACGTATCAAAGTGACACACAACTGTTTCTGGTGTGACATTCAGAACAACGTCGCGGACGGTTGCGGTCATGGGATCTCCGAGGGTAAACGACTATTACGGCAGGACGCTACCACCAACAGCAAACCTAACAGGGGTTCAGTCAAACCCGCTCTCTTCCTCATACTGTAAAGCGTCCCGAACTCGACGCTGCTCATTCGCATCCAACTCATCCCACATGAGTTTCCCAATGAAGAACAATTCCACATTGGTGAGATCCTTGTCCTCCATCACCGGCCCTACAATTTCTCTTGGTCCAACGGAAGCGGCCCCGGGTTCTCGTACACAGAGAGAATAATTTTTGCTGCCTCAGAGTTATCTGAAACAAACAGAAGCCCACCATCACCAAGGTGAGGGTTGCGGTGATCGAAAAACTCCCACGCGATCACATCAGGGATCCCCTGCGGGAACGCCTGACAAGTCAAATGTTTTTGGTAACGGGTACAAACAACACACATCGGTGGCATCGGGGTAGTCATACTCCCGACCTTAGCCCTTTTCCCCGTCAGCCGGAGGATCAATCAAAGACAGCCGCCCGATATCCATACGTTCACCGAAATCGTGGGCAATGGGGATCAGTTTGGAAGCAGGAAGGTCAACCCTCACAATTTTGGTCTTGCGCCTCGGGTTATCGAACGAATCGGCGACCAACGCAGCCCACCTGTGGTGACCGTCAATGACGAAACCGTCGCTGCTGACAAGAAGCCGACCCGCTCCAGTGTTCTCGTATGAGCCGTCTTTGAGTTTGTCGTAAAGCATCCCAGACCGGGAAGCAAGAATCTCTTTCTGGGCCGGTTTCAGGGTTTTGGGGTCCACACTTTCGGGGGTGACAGCAATGTTCTGTGATCGCATCTCTCGAAGAAACTCGGCTTGGTCTTTCCTTGGCACCTGAGGCATTTCATCTCTGGCCAACCCAAGGTTTTCGCCATCAAAGATTTTGTGTCCACTTATGTGAACGAGAGAAAGGTCGGCGTCAATTTTTTCGGCGTTGGCCCCAGATAGTATGGCGCCGAGTTCGCCACCATTGATTGTGATGCGTTTCCCGGCCCGAAAGTTCCCGAGGTGTTCCTTGATGCGCCGGGAACCCCAGCGGGCTCTCGCAGCAAACTGGGCCGCTTCTCTTTTGGTACCGAACCGACGTTGGTACGCTTTCTCAAAAACACCGCCGAAATCATCCATTTCCTGTTGAGGGGCCAGTTGGGAAAATCCGAAATCATTGAGTGGTTTCCATGATCCTTGACCTAAAAGGCCAGCAAGAGGCACGGGCCAATCGATCCTAGATCCATCAACGTCGAGTAAATACCCGTAGCCCCAATCGTCAATCGCATGAGTTAGAACGGCAACAACACCATCATCTCTGATGGCAACTTTTTCGTTCATAACGGACCCCCTATGTCGACGATATTGCCATTCCACTCGACAAAACGTACCGGGATTCCGGCAGCCCCAGCAAATTGGACAGAAGCCATTTTGGACACCCACGCCCCTGTTGGACTATCACCTTCTCTACCTCGAATGACTATTTCTGCAATATCTGACGTTCGCACTCCACCGTGGATTTGAGCCTCGATGAAGCCGTGGTATGGATCGTTTCCATCTCCGGCCGTTCCCGTCACTTGCGTTCCCCTAGTGTGGGGATTAGTAACCGCACTAGGAATAATCTCTCCTAACAAAGAATCGGCAGTAGTAAATGTAGAGCGGGAGCGAACGTCATTCTTCAACACGACCCTCACCTTCCCGTACATCCAAGCCATAGAATCGTCACTAGTGGTTCCACCGGCGTCGATTGATCCGTAGATCGGCCTTTGACTAGGGGGGATATCAACCGGTACGCCAAATTTGATTGCTTCGGCTTTTTTTCTCATACCGGGATTGTAAGTTCCGCCAGAGTCTTGGGTCTCAAACTGCGATTTGAAACGTCCGTCTTGAACAATTTCGCCGAACGACTCGTCTGTCATATTGATACTAATTGGTTCCGATCCAACAATTTTTAGTAACCGCTTTTCTCTGTTTGTAACAATTTTCGGGGAAGCCTCGGAACGCATCAAAAAAAAGTTTCGATGGGCCCGATACATATGATTCGCAGCAGAAAAGGCCCCGGCGGAGTCCCCATTCCACACCTCGTCGGTGAGTTGGTCGATCCATTTCTTGCCTTCTCGAGTTTGGCTGAACAAAGCAAAAATATCATCTTTTGCTACTGATTCATCAATGGCTGCGTAAAGGGCGTCGGAGGGGACAAAGCGCTGAATCTTTGTTTCTGATCCCCTATTGCCCCATCGCCGGTTGGCAGCAAACTGGGCGGCTTCTCTCTTGGTACCAAACTTCCGTTGGTACGCTTTCTCGAGTGTAGCGAATCGCATCCCACCCATAGGCTCCATAGCCTCCCTCATGTAAAGTGTGGCTTCACTAGCGTTTCTGCCACCCAAATAAGACGTTGTGAACATTTCAGCGAACTCTTCGTACTTACTTGTCGCCGCGTAACCAGAAATTGTTTCATTGATGTATTCACGTTGGGCGTCAGCATTACCAGAAGAGGTAATCGCTATTCGACCCCGCTCTTTTGACATATCCGACATCATCGGCGCTTTTCTTATCTGATAAAAGTCGACAACATGACCAAACTCGTGGACAACAACCCCGCGAACAGCCTGAGCGGACTGCTGATCCAACGTGGCCTCCCAGTTCGGTTTGGGCCCGGCCAAAAACCCGCGGTCGATGGAACCCATCTGCATGACAGCAAACTCTCGCTCTTTGAGCGTGGCGTTCAGCCTGATGTAACCATCTTTGTCGACCATGGCAGAATCCCCCATCGATCTACTACCTAAAGGCGGAAACATTTTGGAGGCAATAGCCCCGTAAGGCGTTTCGGGGAAACCGATGTCTGTTCCCACAATGTTCAGATGAGGTTGGACCTCAGGGTAAAGGACTAGCAGTTCGTTCAAAGTCGCGGCAGCAGAGTTCGCCTGAACAGCACTAAACCCGCTGAAGTTTCCTTGAATACCAGATGTGCCGTCAGGGTCACCCCATTGCTCATTCCATTGTTTATTGATCGCATTGACCGTGTCCAAATTCTGCCATTGGCCGCGGGCCGGTACGGTCTTGCCGGTGCGGTTACCCCATCGCCGGTTGGCAGCAAACTGCGCGGCTTCTCTCTTGGTACCAAACTTTCGTTGGTACGCCTTACTAATCGCATCCAACCAACCTGACTTCTGAACAACCAAACTCAAACCCAACTGCTTCGGATACGGCAACCCGGGGACCAACGCCACCAATTCCTTCACGAGCGCCTTAGCAAACGGGCGAGGTTTCGCTGAAAGGGACACTTCCAAGAAAGCCTCAGCGAACATTTCTTTATGGTTCGAGGTCGCGTAATCGGAAAGTTTTTCGGCGATCACAAACTTGATGTTGTCTCTGGTTATCGGCACCGGCTGTCTGCCTGTGGTCGATTTTCTTTTCGGGGCGGCAGCCCTAATGGCCGCCTCATAGTATTTGTCTACTCTCTCTGTTAGAGGGACACCCTTCGATTGGAGATAGCGGTCGATCGTGAACCCAACATGATGCCCAAACTCGTGGGTTACGGTTTGCCGCGACGCCTTGTGGCCTTCCCCGACAAGAGTTCCTTTGACGGAGAAGCCTTCTCTGACACTATTTTCGGCGGCAGTGGACCAAGCATCGTCGCCTTTGTCTGTAACGGACTCACCGGAGGAGCCCCACCGTGTGTTGACCCTAATGAACGGGGGAACAACACCTTCAGGGAACGCTTTCCCCGGGAAAGCGTCGCCAAGAGCGGAACTCATTCGGAGATCATCCCTACTGGATCCGACAGGGTTGACAGTCATAAACGCAGACGACGACGAAATGGTTAGCCCCGAAGCAACAACCTGCGGGTACTGGGCCAACAACTCGTTGGCAGTAGCCGCGACAGTGTTGGCAACACCAATGCTGAGCCCAGAGAAACTGCCGGGTACGTCGGTGCCCCACTGTTCTTTCCATTGGGCGTTGATCGCATCGCGTGTGTCCTGTTCTTTCCACTTGCCGCGTTCAGGGCCGGTGGGATCAGGGCCACGGTTACCCCATCGCTTGTTGGCAGCAAACTGCGCGGCTTCTCTCTTGGTACCAAACTTTCGTTGGTACGCCTTTTCGAGCCGTGGAGCAGCATAAGTCTGCCCCGCATGAGCGAACACGGTCTCCATGACAATACGAGAAGCAAACCTCGGGTTGTCCGACAGGTGATATTCGGAGAAAGCCTCAGCAAAGAGTTCCATCCTCGACTCGTTCGCATAGAAAGAAATGGACCGTCCAACAGCGGTGGCAGTGTCCGTTTTGATCCGGCTGGTGGGGTGGACGGTGGGCCCGTTTTCTGCCACATACTGTTTTTTGATTTGCGCCCTCGCCCTATCGATGGCTTTGTTGTGGGCAGGGAGTGAGGACTCAGGATCGGTCTTAGATAACAGTGACCCATCAACAATGTGCCCAAACTCGTGAGTAATGGTGTACCGGGCGCCCGTTATCGGCCTTCCGTTCAAAGTTCGCTTCAGATCGCTAGTCCCCTTCGGGGACCAACCTTTTCCTATTTCCTTCTCGTGAACGATGTTCAATTCGTCAGCGGTGTAGTCGACAGTCAAGGCCATCGATGCGCCCCGCGAGGTTCCGTCGGCGAACACCAATTTCTTATTGACGTACCCCAGTGTCCTCGGGTGCCCTGTGCCCCCATAGACGTTAGTCAAGTCGAGGGCGGCTTCGGGATACTCGTCGGCCAATTCCATAAACGCGGCAGCAAACTCGTTGGCAGTATCGACAGGCATAGAATTTTTGTCGCCCACCAGATTGATGGTCATGTGCGGATAGCGGCTCATCCATTCTTTTTCGATGGCGACCAAGGTTGGGAGATCTGTCCATTCGGCTTTTGGGGGACGGGTAGGGCCAGCGGGATCAGGGCCACGGTTACCCCATCGCTTGTTGGCAGCAAACTGCGCGGCTTCTCTCTTGGTACCAAACTTTCGTTGGTACGCCTTGACGAGTTCCTCGCGAGGATCCGCACTTTTGACAATCGCATCGGCAGGCTTCACCTTCGGGGCCACAGCAGGAGCCCAATTCGGAACCAGCACAGCCGTACACTTACAATGAGGGTGAATAGGCGGCATGTTGTATTTGTCATCCCACCACTCCAGCAAACCGACAGTCTTACCGTGCAACTTTTTGCAAATAGGGCACGGGGCGGTAGCCATCCACCGTTTCCCTGTAGTGGCAGGATCAATCAGGTCACCATCGGCGGCTTGAAGCCACGACAGGTAACGACCATAATTTTGGGCCCGACTAATTTCGGTTCGAGCAATCGCATTAGCCCGAGAACGAATGAGACGTTGCCGGTAAGCGGCAGCCTGATTGGCAGCCTCAATTTTGGCTTTCCCTGCACCCATAGAGCCAAGGAGCCGGTCGAAAGCGCTGCTCTCAAACTTGACGACAGCGTTAGCCCACCGGGTATGAAGCCCAATGGTTTGACTGATCTCGTAGGCAACCTGTGTCGGCAGGATCCCCTCAGCAAGAGAACGGGTCACCAAATCTTTGATTTGGGCTTTGATCGAGTCCTCAATTTGGACGATCAGTTCGCCCGTGAGACTTTCAGCGAAAGCGATAGCGCGAGGGTCATCGAGATCAAACTTGACAGCAATACTCAACAGTTTGCTCAAAGGCCCTTCCTGCTTCACCCCACCTTTCACAATGGCGTCCCTAAACGCGGAAAAGGCTCGGGTCAGAGTGGGCCGCACCTGTTCAATGGCTAAAGGAACCGCCAGTTCAGGGTTAGCGGAGTTCTTGATGATCGCAGACAACTGGTTGACTGTGTCACGGTAAACTTTGGCCAAAGCGACAGCCTCAGGGCCCGCGCCAAGAGGGGAAACCGCTTTCGAGAAAACGAACTGTGTCGCCACCGGTTACTCCCCGGCATCTTCTGGGGCGTCGTCCTCTTCGGGCAGGTAGTCGGGCTCGTAAGAGGCCTCAGTGGCCTCCTGTTGGGCTGCGTCCTCCTCTTCCTTGGCCTTACGTTCATCGTGGTCAATCGGTGGCAGAGAGGCAATCTTGCGCATGTGATCTTCGAGATCTTCGTCGGTGACAATGACACCTGCGGAAGTCATCTTCGAGACATAATCGGCGATCTGGGCGATATCGACAGCGCTCACGTCACCAACAACCAGTTTCGGGCATCGGGCAACATCCATACCGTTGGCTTTCAGCAAACGCGGAATCGCATGGTCATTGAAAACGTCGGCAATCATTTTGGCCCACGCTTCGATAGCAGTCGTGAACAGATCAATCTTTGAGGCCCCGAGAGCAAACGATCCGACCTTGCCGTGGCCCAACAGAATAAAATCGGCCAGAATCGTCATCGTCATACGCTGGTCATAACGGCCAATAGTTTTGTCGATATCAAATTGGCGGGATCCACCAGAGTTCATCAGTTGGAAATCAACAAGTTTGTGGCCATCATTACTGTAAACGGTGGGCAACACGAGACCTTCAGCCTCGTTACGTTTCACACCGGTAACAATGTTTTGGATGGCAGCAAGAGCAGCCTTTTCGTCTGCAGTCGCATCGGCCGACATCCACTGTGGGGGAACCCACGCCACCGGAAGGCCAGCCAAATCACGTTCAATACCGATGGCCTCGAACTCCTCTATGCGGCGTTTGAAAAACCATGGGCGGTACGCGTTACGAATAATACTGCGGCCTTCAGGGTTGCCTTTCGCGGCGGTGGTACGGAACAACAACGCTTTTTCGATGGGGATAACAGCCCGGGTGCCAGTGGAGGGATCCAACTGTTCCATGGCCACAATCCCGCCGTGGTCACTAAATTCCCAGCGAATCAAAGTCTCTTGGGCTCTAATGGGGATTTTGCGCCAACCAATTTTTCCGTCCGAATGACGCGAGTATTTAGTCGCATCCGTTTGGGTTGGGCCGCCGCGCCGTTTGTAAACAATCTCATGATACGACCATCCGAACAGCAGAAATGAAAGGATCTGTGAGACTGTGGCACTCCACGAGTCAGACATATCGTGACGGCAGGACTCAACAAAGTTGGCGGTTTCTAAATCTTTAGCAGTGGGGTCGTCCTCACCGGGGTCGTCGAAAGGGTCGATACGGAACTCGACTCGGGTGAGGAGACGTTCCACTGCGAACATCATCGCCCCGATTACCGGGTCGTTGTCTGCCATTTCTCGCCATACCCGCGCCCCCGTAACCCCGCGGAGGTTGTTGAGAAACTCTTCGGTAATGACCCCACCTGAGCGGCGAAGTCCGGTTGCACCAAGTTCACTAAAATCAGGCATTGTGTCTCCGTTCGACCTGCTTCATCGCATCTCCCAAAGATAACCCGTCCACCATAAGCCAACGGATACGGGATCTCTGTTGAGGTGAGGTTCCCCCCCAGATTCCCCAGTGTTCCATGAGCCCGGCTTGAAGGCAGTTCGTTTTGACGGGGCAGCCCTTACAAATTTTGGCGGCAGTAATAACATCTGACCCGAAAAATGTGGCACATCCGTCATCACGATTTCGGCAGGATGCGGATTGCCACCACTCTGGTGACGCTACCCACGCCAAACTCATTCGTCAGGTTGTGTTGATAATCGGGCTACAAGGGTCAGCGCTTGGTTGTCATTGAACCCGGCGGCGACGAAGGAAAGGAATAGTTCGTGAAAGCACGCTGCGGCCACTGATAGTGGGGTTATCCCAATTTCTTCAGCCGAGCGGTCATCCATGCTTCGAGATCATACAGCGCGCATAGCCCATCGTGGAACCCTCCGTCGTTTTGTTGGTGCCGTGGCGGTAATCGCATCGACGCCTACGGTAGACAACTTGACAGTTACTCGTTACGCGAAACCGTCAAACTCTCAGCGGGGGAGTGTTGCGAGGGCGTCAATCCATGCGACGGGTGCAGGGTTGATTGTGGGGACACCGAAGAATGTGAGTAGTTGGACTTGTTCCACTTTT